CATAATCCAAGTATTATACCACTGATCGCTTTCTAGAACGTCATATTGGAATTGATACTTAGCTTCAAAATAAGACATCTCACCCTTTGAGGTGCAAAGCCTTATAATCTCTCTTGTAAATTGATCTTTGCCAAAGATATTGACGTGATGATTGAGTTCTTCATTGGATCCATAATAATCTAACCAGTCGGACTCGACCTTGAATTTCTTTTTCTTTCCCTTTACTTGTTTAGTCTTAGAGAAATGAAAAAGCTTTTTACCGATATATCTTTTATTTGTGCGAAGATTGGTAATTATATAGACGAATCCAACATAATTACCAATATCTTCAAATATTTCACCTCTGTATATCCACATCCCGAATCTCCTTCGGGATATTTATTCTACCAGCGGTTGTATTATTTTGCGCTCTTATATCCTTATTATTCCAAGTCCAACATTCGCCAGTTTCGTCTTGAAAACAAACCCAATATAAATCTAGCTCAAATCCATAATCTATTAGAAAATGAGCCAACGCCTTTCCTTTTGGAGTATACAAAGGCATGGGCGGATCTATACGAGTTATCACCAACCATCGCTCTCGTCTTGAGGATACATCTGAGACCAAACTTCATCAAACGCCTCATCTACCGATTCGTAAATATCAAATAGTTCTGCTCCATTATCCTCAAAGATAGGAATCAGTTCTCTATAGACATCACATCTTGATTCGTAATCAGTAACGTTTGCTCTGATTACTGCAGCAATTTCCTCAAATATAGAAGTTCCGTTTGACCAACTTGCCATTTATTATTCCTTTTTCTTATTTTGTTGATATACTACTGATCCATAAATCTCCTCATAAGATAGACCATCTGGAATAGCATTTACTGCTGAACTTGGTCTACCAGACATCCAAGATGACCATTGTGCATTAGCAGCACTAGACGCTGTTAATGGAACGGTTGAACAATATGTTTTTGATGGGCAACGTGAATTGCCGCAGACATAACCATACGCCTTACCAACTTCAAAGAACATACCGCAAACAATACAAGTAGTTCCTACGTTTTGTTGTCTTAACCAATCTTGATGTGGTTGTTGGTAAGGATTGGTGGGAAGCCTTTCAGACTTCCCTTTGTTATATCCAGCTTCCCAACCGTTTTGATAACCGGCATCGTAACCGTTTTTCCAGTCGTCACTCATATCTCACAGTTCCCTGCTGTACAAGCCAATGTCTGAACGCCCTCGACGTTATCATCCACTTCAACTAGAGCATCCCAATCAACTATTGTAGGAATATTTATAATAGTATTATCATATTCTTCCTTAGTGATTGTTTCATAAGGAGCTTGTCTATATGTACCACCATCATATGGAAGGAATGATACGCCAGACATTTCATCAAAATGATCATAGACCCAAGCACCGACTCGTGGCCACTCTGCCTCCGTTACGTTAATCGTAACAGAAGGTTTATGCTCACACCAATGACGCTGATACTTTAACCAAAGTTCTAGGTGATCGATAGCAGATACACTCTCTCTAGTAATTGAAGACTCTGGTAGCTTCATAGGAAATGAAAATACAGTAGTAGAATGAGGCTTAGTAACGTCAGGCTCGTTAGGCACACCCGCATCAATAAGATGTTTTGTAAGAGGATCTTTATTGTCACTTCTAACACGGCGAATGTAATAATGGTCGTGACCGGGATGAATACCAGAAGGACTAAGAACCAATTGGCTGACGGTTCCAGAGGGCTTAACGCAGGTAATAGCAACTGACTGGTTAATTCCAAGCTTTTCGCTCCATTCCTTATTCGTGTCAATAGCAACCTGACGAAGACGTTCTAGACGCTCAGGAAGTTCTGGATCTTTATAATCGTTCATTAGTGGGCAATCATAAATGCCTGTAAACGAAACACCTAGAAGCCTTTCTTCCTCTGTATTCTTCTGCCAAATCTTACGAAGATATGGGAAATGAGTCATAGTTGATTGAAACGTTCCCAATATTGTTGCGACTCTAATCTTTCTAGCAAGAGATTTCTCACTATCATCGCTTCGTATAACGACCTCTGTGAGGTTGCAAAACTGGTATGGTCGAAGGATAATCTCCGAACAGGGATTAGTTCCGAATTCAAACGATGGATCTCTTCTTCCACTTCTTTTAGCAACTTTTTGGCTTGCTTCTCTGGAAAAGATTCCACGTTCGCCCGACTTAGACTCATAGATGGAGAGCCATTCTTGCATGAACTGTCCAACTTCTGGTTTTTCCGTATAGACTGCTGAATTATTTGATAAAGCTCTTTGTACATTTGCTTCCCACCATTGTCCTGCTTTAGCATGACGCATACGATCATCACTAAGATTAGATAGAGAAATCATAGCAGAACGGCGAACGCCACCAACTACAACAACTTCACCAATTTTACACATAATATCATGGCACTCTAGTGAAGTTAGCTTACGACCATGAGCGTTCTTAAAGATACGAATAACAAACTTGAATAGATCGTTGAGTGGATCTGGTCCAGAAGAACGACCACCAAATACCTTTAGTGGAGCACCAGCAGGGCGAAGCTGCGATAGATCCCACTTTGGAACTTCACCAGCGTAAAGCAAAGAGATAAGCATACGCAATCCCTTTGACCAACCTTCCTTAGAATCACGAACTGTAATAAGAGTATCACAATCATAAAGATTCTCAGGTATCTCTGGTAGCTTATTAACATACTGACGCTCTACAGAGAAACCAACACCTGTGCCATTCATAAGAATACACATAGCCTCGTCGAATGCTTTAGGATCGTCAATCGGCAAATAAGAACAATTATAACCAGCAACGTTATCACGATCTAGCGCCTTACCAGCTGTCATAAGAGCACGCATAGAAGGCATTACTTCTAGATTATAAATTGCGTCAAATACTTCTTGCTTTAGCTTTTGATCAACCGTCCATCCCTGGCCTGTTGAAACTTTTGTGAACATATAATCCACATAACGCTGGACTGTTTCATTCCAGTGTTCACGACGATTCTTTTCTGGAAGGAATCTTGCGTAACGGGATTTATGAATATACTGCTGGTAAACTGTAAAGTCTGTCATTTATTTTCCTCTTTGAACATAACGGTTTCTCTATATATATTATAAATTTCTTTGAGTTTTTCATTGGGCGGAGGATATACTCGATACTTCATCATAACCCAAATTGGTATTTGCTTTCCCAGTTTCAGTCTTGCTTTCCATCTTCTTTTGGAATCTCGCTTTCGCATTGCTTAGCCTTGTATATATATCTCTTCTTTTGTTCAACTGTCCACATAGGAGCGGCATATGGATTATGTTGATCAAAAAGTTCTAAGTATTCTTCTTCAGTTACTACACGGTGTGATAATATGTTCTCACCAACATGTTCTTGTGCTACTTCATCAAATTCTGTTTCTCCACCAGTAGTAAAATACATAACATCTTCTACAGCATAATCTGCTGGTTGGTTATCTTCAAGTTCTACAGCGTATATATGCCGGAACATAGAGACGGTTTCAACTAATACGATTTTAGGCATCAAGAATCTCCGTGATTTTCAAATATAAAGGTAACTCTGGATATAGATAACCAGAATATAGCTGTCTAATCTCTCTACCCTCGAACCTGTTATTCACTCTGTGAACGGCTCTGGCGAATTTCTTAAAGTCGTATCTATCAAACAGCATTATAATCCAAACTTCTTTCTTGACCACGGTGCGTTATGAAAGCAGTCATGATATATCCACCATGTGCCATCATCAAGCGCCTGTATAGTCCTGATTGTTTCTCCATGGATATTGATCATGGTTACGATCCTATTCATGACCAGAACTTCCACCACCATGATTTAGGTTCTTGTTCTACAACAGAAGATCTATTCCTTGGAAGCCAGTGATCCTCAAATCTTGGCATGTTAGGATCTAGATCAGGATACCAATACTCTTTCAAAGATGGGAAGTGCATGAGGATTTCTTTCTGTGCTGCTAGAGCAACCTGACGGTGTTCTTTCTGTGTGCCTTCTTCTGCTCTAACATCAATATAGTGGATAAATGACCTCAACGATCCACTCATATACATTTTAGTCTCAATGAGTCCTTCTGGTAATACTGATCTAGCGACTTCTTTGGCAATGCCCATGTCAATAGCAAGTTTATATCCTTTTTCAGCGGCACTTCTGATAAGATTTTGCTGCATCTTCCATTGATAATGAACATCGTCATCATCAGTCTCAATACTATTCTGACGGTTTTTATGATCTTGAAGTCTTGCTTCCCTTGTAACAAAATTCATATCTTGCGTGGGGTCTGCATACCTTTGTGAGAACTCTTGAAAAGTGAATGAACGGTGTCGAAGAATCTGTCTACCGATATCTCTTGTGGTTGTAATCTCTAACGTAAGGAAGCAATGTTCCATAGGACTCCAATGTTTATGCTCAATAAGATATTTCATAAGTTTTGGTGCAGTCATCATATTCAACTGATTTGATGGATTGCTTACACGGGCAACATAAACAATATATTCCTCTGGCGTCATACCAGGATAATCTTCTACCATAGGTTTAGTGATTCCAACAATCTTCACATTACTCATTTTCTCTTCCTTCTAGTCATTCCTTTAGAGAACCCCTCTGGTATTTCGGCATCTATACTTAGAAAGATATTCTTATCTCCATCAGTATAGCATACTCTGCCTTTAGTATTACCATCGGAGTTTTCAAACTTCTGTTTCATCTTTTGTCTTATCTTGTCCTTACGTTCTTCGTTTTTTTCATCGGAAAGGTTGAACATAGGATTATATATCTTACATCTTTCGCTTCTATCCGATCGTTCCTCGTCGGTCAAGTTCAAAACTTTACCTTTACCTGCCGCACTTATTGAGTCTTTTATCTGTTGTGCTTTATCTTCACCATATAATTCTTCATAGGTTTTACCAGTCATAGACTTGTTTCGTTCAATAACTGCTATTCTGTTCTTTTCTCTGGATTTCTCTAACTGGAACGGATGCCTACCATCTTTTGAAAGTTCTAATTGAGTCTTACTAGAGATTTCCGATCTTTGTTCTGTTGTTAGAGAGATATGACCTGTAACAGACATGGCCCAACAGGCACCATAATCTCCTTGCGAGTAGTGAATATCATAGTGTTCTTTTGCCGAAACACATTGAAGATTGTCTATGTGATTATTGGAATGATTACCGTCAATATGATGTATATGATAACCCTTCGGTATTGGACCGAAATGTTGCTCGTATAGACGGCGATAAATAGACATGCTGGCACTCCTAAACAGTGTTAGAGTAGGCGGGACTGGTACTCCGTGGCCTACAACTCTATTTAGTAAATCAGCACTTTCAGTCATCTTGTTTCCTTCCTTTCCAAAAAAGATATATCTCATCGGAAATTACGGTGTCCATACCCCAAACATCTACTTCTGCTTTTATAGATTTTGGTAGTTGAGAAGTGTAGATTTCCATAAGTTCTTCATCGGTTCTCAATTTACCATCACATTCATAAAGAATGTCATGTAACCGTTCTACATCAATGCTCATTGATCCATCCACCATGTTATCTTAGGATTAGTCGTTTCGTATTCTTCTACGATTTCATCAAGAGTCCATATACGGTATGGAGTCGTGAAATTATCCAACCAAGCACTAAATCTATTCCAATCATCACCTTTCATCATAGGAAGGCCAATTTCGGTATATTCAGGAACATCGCCTGAAACATCAATACGACCAGTAGACCAATCATTACCATTTTCTTCTATCCATTTAGTATTGATTGGACCCATCCAGTTTGTTGAGTAATGTATAGTCATCACTTTTCCATCTTTTCATACATCTTCTTATAGATATCATATTCATCTACATGGACATACTCTTCCATACCATTATCTCTAACCTGTACCATTTTGTATTCTGTAAGGTCGACAGACGATTTCTTTGTCATTTCGACATGAATTTTACCTCGATTATCTGTCATATGTCTTATTACAATAAAATCACTCATTATTCTTCCCTTCTATACACAATCTTTTTTGCTAGTATTTCATCACCGCATTTCACACAGATTTCACCGCTGCCAGGTCCACCCATACCATCAATCGTTTCACCACAAAGAGAACACGACCATATAGCAGCAGTTACAAAGGTGTTAGGATTGTATGGAATAGTTCGTTTCACTAGTTCATAATAAACGGTATCGTTAGACATCACCTATTCCTTCTCTTATACAAGATTTCCGCCACAACAAAGGAATCCATACCAGGAAAGTATCCTTTTTCCTGGAGATATTCAGCCTGTCTAATATACATCATCTGTTCTCGGAAGTCAAGTTCTTTCCAGGATTTCATCTATGGCGACCAGTGCTTATGATCGATTAGATACTTTAGGAGTTTTGGTGCAGTGAGGGTGTTGTATTGATTACCGGGATTAGAAACACGGGCAGTATAGGCAATGAACTCTTCGGCGTTCATTGGACGAGTGTTAACGTCACCATATTTTCCATCTGTCTCGATTTTCATAATTGACTGTGTTACTGCAATAATCTTAGCGTTGTTCATTTGTTACTCTTTCCATTATTAAACGATTCTTTTTCAACAATCCATAACTTCTTCTGCTCATAGTTATGATAATATTCTAGGACATGATCTATAG